ATTGCCCACGACAAACGCCGTGCTGCAAGGTCTGAGGAGTTCAAACCATTGGACATCAAAGCAACTATCCCTAGTGAAGCAGTTGCCGCTGAAGCTGCTCGTCAAGTAATTCGTGATAAATACGCCGTGATGCAGACAGCTATGGATGCGGCGGTGGATGTTACAACACTACAAGCACTCTTACCAAGGATTACAACATGAGCGAACCATTACGACAACTATCCGAAGCCGGCGCAACAGCAGTAACTGTCTCAAAAGTCGGCATAACAGGCTCGACAATTGCAACAATTGGCGCATCGTTCGCTGGGCAGAATGAAATCGCAGTCGTCGGCTTGATTGCAACTATTATCTTTGGTATCATCGGCGTGGTTGTCAACTTTTACTTCAGGTTTAAAGAGGACAGACGCAGAGAGCGTGAACACAAAGTAACGATGAAGCGCCTTAGAGAGCTACACGAATGATGCAACCACGTCAACTTGTTGCGGCTTTAACACTGAGCGCAACCGCGTTGATAGGTTTGGCCGTGCATGAAAGCTACACAGATGGTGCGGTGATTCCTGTGAAAGGCGACGTGCCTACAAAAGGCTTCGGTACAACAACAAACGCTGATGGCTCACCCGTCAAGATGGGCGACAAGACAACGCCTGTTAGGGCTTTGATTGACCTGCAACGGGACTTGAATGTGTTTGAAGCAGCAGTAAAGCGCTGCGCCCCCGTGCCTATGTTTCAACATGAGTACGACGCATGGGTGAGCTTCACATACAACGTGGGGCAGGGTGCTTTCTGCAAGTCCACGGCAGCTAAGAAGCTCAACGCATTGGACTACACCGGTGCTTGTAATGAGATGATTAGGTGGAATCGGGTGGCGGGCTTGTCATTCGTGGTTTAACTATACGCCGTGAGGCGGAACGCAAGAAGTGTTTAGGAGGATGAAATGGAATTATTAGTTCTTATTCTTGTAGTCGCCGTAGTTTTTTTTGTGTACAAAGAAAATAAAAAAGATAAAACCAAGGAGCAGCCTGAGGCTGTCAAGTCACACGCAGGTAGCTATGCTGGCACGGTTACACCGCCCGATAACAACAGATGGGGCGATGGCACAAACCCGCATGAGGCAGAGGTCTTGGCGGCTAACCCCGAATGGCGGGGGTTGGGCTATCGTTTGGGCGGCTCGTTCAGCTTGGTTGTTGCAGCTGATGGCAAGCTATCGGGCACTGTCACGCTTTGGGGTAATGTGATAGCTATTACTGGCGGGCAAATTCCAGCAGGGCAAAACACTGTCACGTTTACGCTGGCTGGCGCAGTGGGTGAATTGACTTTCAGCGACGGTAAGGTAACAGGCAGGGTCTGTGAGCCGCACGATTGCGAGCACAAGTACGGCATCATCCTTGGCGCACGGGTATGAGCACTCTACTCGATTGGCTGACACCTTGGTGGGCAAAGCTGGCTGCATTGGCGGCGGTGTTATTCGGTCTTTGGTTCGTGGTGCATAGTTACAATGTGGCCGTCTCTAAGAAGGCTGTGGTAGAAGCGCTGAAAGCCGAACGTGCCGTCACCAAGCCCAAAATCGAAGCGCTTAGGACTGAGTTGGCTACAATCAAAGCAACATCTGAGGCTGAAGCGCTGAGGCAGAAGGCGGTTGTTGATTTGAAAACAAAGGAGTATCAAAATGCACTTGCTAAAAATAAGACGCTTAAAGTGGAGCTTGATTCTAAACGCAGTAGCGATGCTGACTTTGAGCGCCTGCTCAACACCCTCTCAGCTAACAATAACGCCAGTACCGCAAGTGCAGGTGCAAGATACGACAGAATTAAAACGGCGCATCAGCAGTGCGAAAGAGACCTACGAGAGGCTCTCAGCACGACAGCAGGCACGATTGCAGGACTTGGCGAAGCCCTAGCAGGTATCGAGGCGTTGTCGTTGAAATGAGATAAATTGACAAAACATAGGAATTATGTTATAATGTATCAAATTGTTTGCCTGAGGCTGCACGAGCCTCCTTGTTTATTCTAGGAGAATCACGTGGCCTATGTAATGACATATACATCTCTGTTGGAGGATATGCGCAGGTACCTTGAGCGAGGATTTACCGCGGCAAGCGATTCTATTGTTTACGAGCAATTGCCTCGGTTAATTACACTCGCTGAGCAACGTATAGCTCGCGAGTTGAAGATACAAGGCTTCATCAAGGCGGTCACAACGACATTGGCTACAGGTACCCCTACATATACCAAACCTGACCGCTGGCGTGAAACTATTTCCATAACCGTCGCTGACGCACCAGTGTTCCCCAGGTCGTACGAGTATTGCAAAAATTATTGGCCTAATGAAGCCTCGACGGGTCCGGTCAAGTTCTACGCAGATTACGATTACAACAATTGGATATTTGTACCAACACCTTCGACAAATGCGTCAATGGAAGTGTTGTATTATGAGATCCCGCAATTGTTGGATACAAGTAATCAGTCAAACTGGCTAACTAGCAATGCACCTAATCTCCTACTTTATGGCGCACTTTTAGAAGCCACGCCTTTCTTAAAAAATGATGAGCGGGTCCCTCTGTGGCAGCAAATGTATGACCGCGCAGCTAAATCGCTAGTTGACGAAGATTTATTAAAAATCACAGATAGATCCGTTGTTAGGAAAGCAGCATGACAACTTACACCGATGTTTTTACAGCATCGACTATATACTCGTCAGAGGTATCGTATTCTGCGCTGACGCTCACAGCTAATATAGAACTATCATGGCCACTAATCGCTGAGGCAAACAGCCCAGTTGTTGCCAAAATCATGGATGTAACCACGTCCTCCAACTTTAGCATTATGATGCCATCGGCTGTTGAGGCCTCATCTGGTGAGACTATCCTCTTCAACAACATAGGTTCATCTGTATTTACGGTCAAGGATCAGGGTGGTAATACTTTACTTAGTGTGGGTGCTGGTCAGCAATGGCAGCTGTATCTTACGAGTAATGCAACAGTCAATGGCATTTGGCGTAGTTATCAATTTGGGGCAAGCACGTCAACTGCAAATGCTGCAAGTTTACAAGGCTATGGGATTAAAGCTATTTCAACAACATTAAATCAAAAGATCAATGTGGTTGAGAAGTCATCTAACTACACAATTATCGACTCCGACCGAGCTAGTTTGTTGAACTGGACCGGGGGCGTGGGAACATTGACTTTACCCCTAGCGTCAACTGTAGGGGACGATTGGTTTGTGCAGATTAGAAATAGTGGCTCAGGGTCTATTACAGTCAATGGTGTAAGTTTAATTGATTCAGTAAGTTCAAAAACTTACAATCCAGGTGACTCGTCGATAATTATCTCAACAGGCACTCAATTCCTAAGTTTAGGGTTCGGTCAGAATTCAACATTTGCGTTTGACTATACCGTTATTAACGTCGGCGGTGGAGTTGATTACACACTAAGTGGTTCTGAACTGAATCGAATTTCGTACAAATTCACAGGGGTTCTAACCGCGAATATCAACGTTATTGTGCCGGCTACCGTTCAACAATACTGGCTAACCGATGCCACTACTGGTGCTTTTACATTAAGTGTTAAAACCGCAGCGCAAGTGAGCCCAAGTATCGTGCAAGACGGGTTGCGCAACATTTACTTTTGCGATGGCACTGACATTCTGCCCGCCGTAACTGTGTCATTGACCCCTGGTGCCACAATCTCAGCAGGTACCTTCTGATGGCAACTACCCCATTAATACTGAAATCCATGCCCGGTATAAAGCGGGATGGTACTCAGTTCGACGGTGAGTTCTACACAGACGGCCAATGGGTACGATTTCAACGTGGCCTCCCAAGGAAAATCGCTGGGTATCGAGCGGTCTCAAAATTAATAACCCAAGTAAGCCGTGGATTTACTGGTTANACAAATCAAGACAACGTTTATTGTCACACAGGTTCAGTCGATTACCTACAACNATTCACATTGGACCTCTCCGGAAACGCATCTATTGTAAGTAACCGAACTCCTGCTGGATACACAATAAATAGCGCAAATATGTGGATGTTTGACACTATTTATAGTTCAGTTACCGGTACAACGTTGCTTACGGCACATGTTGCACCAAACGGTCAGACTATAAGCAACGATGTTGGCGGGGCTATTTATTCAGGGAATGTTCTTACAACAGCAGCATTAACAAACATAACCATCCCGGCTGGAGCTAATGCCACTGGTGGAATCGTTGCCTTACACCCATACCTCTTTTACTATGGTAGCGGGGGCATTGTTGGTTGGTCTGTAGCAGGCTCTCCGACGGACTTATCAGGTGCGGGCTCAGGTACCGCTCGGGTTTGGGGCCAAAAAATTATAAAAGGGTTGCCCCTACGCGCCGGTGCTGGCAATGCTCCGGCGGGCATCTTCTGGGCGTATGACGCAGTGATTAGGGCGTCGTTCGTCGGGGGTGCAACTGTATTTCAATTTGACACGATCGCAACTGACACTTCTATCCTGTCATCAAACTGCGTAGTTGATTACGATGGCGTATTCTATTGGGCCGGAGTCGACCGGTTCCTGAGCTTTAATGGTGTTGTTCGTGAAGTCCCTAACCAATTCAATGTGAATTGGTTTTTTGACGGGTTGAATGACACTCAAAAGCAAAAAGTGTTTGCATTTAAAATGCCCCGCTTCGGTGAAATTTGGTGGGCATACCCTAGAGGTAGCGCAACCGAATGCACTCACGCTGTTATTTATAACATCCGTGAAAACTGTTGGTACGACACTGAATTGCCAAACAGCGGTAGATCTGCTGGTGTTTTTAGTAATGCTTTTGCAGCACCAATCCTTACAGGAATTGAACCTACATCGACAGGTTACACCACGTGGTTACACGAGCAAGGGGTTGATGAAGTTGATGGCATTACAACTAACCCTGTAGAGTCTTACTTTCAAACCTCAGATATATCATCAGTCGCCAAGGGCACTGACGCCGAATTGCGAGTAGAATCAATCGAACCTGACTTTGTACAGGTAGGCAACCTGGAGGTTGTTGTCTCAGGTAAAATGAATGCTCGTGCGCCTGAAGTTGTTGGAACCCCTGTGATCTTTCCTGCAACAGCGTCTCAAGTTTATGAGCAGGTTGTAGTTATGAAGGAGCAACGTCGAGAGTTGCGCGTTAAATTCTCAAGTAATGTTCTGGGCGGTGATTATCAAATGGGACAGATCATTGCACACATTGGTCAAGGTGATAAAACGAGGATCGCATGATTATTACATTTCCTACAACGTTGACATTAAATGATTGGGCGGATCAAATTGTATTAGATTTAGATTCATTAGGTGTATTTGGAAAATTGGTTGATTTAGAATGGCAAAACTGGGCAGCTCAGTTTTTAAACAATCAGAGTTTGCCATCCAATTTGCCGAATCCCTACAGCTTTGATGACTGGAAAGAATGGGCTATAAGATTTAGTGAGGCATTTATATGATTAAAAAAGAAGACGTTTTGCGCCAATTAGCGCAGGCAATCCCTGAGCAACGTCTCAAACAAATGGTGGATGTTGCTCATAAGTCCATGCAATCAAAACCCGGTTTTAGCATTGAAGATTTGGATATGCTAATACAAACTTTGGCTGCAATGATGGATATGCCTGATAAGTATCCACAAATGCGCAGAGATTTAATCGCGCAAGGCGTTGTTGATGAATCAGACTTGCCCCCTCAGTTTTCAAGTGAAGCTATAGGTTTGATGTTGCTCATCTCATTGAAAATGAAACATGACATGCAAGCCCAGGCAGTGCCTGCAATGGCCCGTGGGGGGTTGAATCAACTATCGCAATACGGCCGAGGCGCTGATTCAATCGTGGCACATATTAGCCCGCGCGAGGCAAGAATCTTAGGACACACCCGAAAAAAAAAAAAAAAAAAAAAAAAGTATGGGTTTTGGGGCGATTTATTTAAAGTTGTTGCACCCTTGGCATTAAGTATATTCGCGCCAGGTATAGGCACAGCTATTGGTGCAGGTTTGGGTGCTAGTGCTGCTTGGGCGCCCATAGTCGGTAATGCTGTAGTTGGGGCAGGTACATCTGCATTAACCGGAGGGGATCCTCTAAAAGGTGCAATTAGCGGTGGTATCAGCGGTGGTTTAGGCAGTATGCTTGGTGAGGGTATCACTAGCGCCACTGGTTTTGACATGAGCCCTGCGACTCAGAATGTTGTAGGTAGTTCACTAGCTTCAGGCTTAGGGTCACTTGCTACAGGTGACAAGTTCACTGAAGGAGCGGTCCAAGGGGGGTTAGGTGCTATGGCCCAAAACACTTTTTCAAGTAAACCTGAATCAACTGACCAAGGTAAACCTGAATCAACTGAATTAACTGAACCAACTAGCCAAGGTAAACCTGCCTCCACCGAAGCTAAGTCTAGTTCATCTAAAGACACCTCGTTTGGTTTGAATCTAAAAACAATTGGTTCAGCCTTACCGGTGCTGAGCTTTTTTATGAAATCCAATGCACCGGACGATGCGAAGCAAAGTGTGAGTAATATGACTGAACAACAGCAAGAGTACTTCAATAGACCAGGTATTACATGGGATTGGGACATGATGCGAGCTGACGCGGCTAAAAATGGAATGTCATTGGGGCAGTATATGTCTAGGAATTGGGGTGACATTACTCGCCAAGGCAGATACAATACAGTTAAGCCAATGGCAACAGGTGGATTATCCCAGGTATCTAGATTAATGCGTGGTAGTGGTAATGGTAGAAGCGATACCATTAATGCACGCTTGTCTGATGGAGAGTATGTGATTGACGCTGAAAGTGTAGCATTGCTTGGTGATGGTTCTACCAAAGCGGGTGCACAACGTTTAGATGAAATGCGCAAGCATTTACGTCAACATAAGGGTAAAATGCTCAGTAAAGGCAAGTTCAGCCCACAAGCAAAAACACCGCTCGTGTATTTAAAGGAGATTTCATAATGGCAAGCTTATTTTCAGGGGTACCTGTAAACGCCCCGTCCTACAGTAAATCAACGACTGAGACACCCCAATGGATGCAGGATGCGATCTACAATCAAGTGCAATGGGCACAGAATTTAGCTGCAACACCATATCAAACATACTGGTTGCCGACAGTGGCAGACTTATCGCCCTTACAACAACAGTCAATTGATACTATTCAAGCTGACGTTGGTACATGGAAGCCTGCGTTAGCTTCGGCACAAGCCGGAACGCAGAACCTATCCGGGGCCACCTCAGTAGGTAATGTTAGTCAATACTTGAGCCCATATACCACTGCCGTTACGGATCAGATTGCAAAACTCGGTGCGCGCAATTTGTCTGAAAAATTTCTGCCGGAAGTTTCAGATGCGTTTATTCGCGCAGGTCAATTCGGTAGTTCAAGAATGGGTGATTTTGGAGCAAGGGCTTTAAGGGATGTAGGTGAGAATGTGCTTGGTCAACAGTCATCGACATTGCAATCAGGGTATGCACAAGCTTTGGGTGCGGCTCAAGCTGACTTGGTTAGACAACAATCGGCCTTGGGTCAAATGTCTGACTTGGCGACAAAACAACAACAAATGGGTCTCGCCGATACCGGCGCATTGAGCGCTGCAGGGCAACAAATGCAACAACAGAAGCAAACTGAACTTAGTGCCGCACAACAACAATACGAGAAAGAGCTGTTATACCCGAAACAACAAATGGATTGGTTGTCAACCCAAATCAGAGGTATGTCGCCAATTACCCCTCAAACGACAACGGCACAGGGTTATAAAACTGAATTTGGCCCATCCCCATTGTCACAATTTGCGTCTGTTTTTGCAACGGGCGCCGGGCTTAAAAAATTAACGTGAAGGAACTGCAATGAATGAATACGAGCGATTACTAAAGCACTATGGTGTAACAACAGCATCACCCGTATACGCAGGCCAACCTAAACCTGCGGAGGGTAGTAAAAACTTCAATGAGCTTNTTTCAAGATACAACCTTGACAAAGGTTTATTCGATGACTACATGCTTAAATACAAGAAGCGTATTAAAGACTCATCTCAATACGGCCCAGGTGCAATAACTGTATTGCAAATGCCAAGTTATGATCCATTATTAACGCCTGAAATTGAAGCTAAGATTTTAACCGGCGGTAAACTTGAACCCTCTACATATATTGCCAGCGGCGATAGTGGTGGTGGCGGCTATAACTCGATACCATCCAATGTTGAAGCAAGCCCTGGTCTCCAAAATACTTTCAATAGTATCGGCAACTTCTTTAGCAATTTGAATACACCATTATCCCCGGAGCCGGATATGGATACACTTGCATATTTAGATAGCTTTGATCCAAATAAGTCAGACCCGCTAACAGCATTTCTTGCTTTGAACAATAATTTTCAAGATGACCCTGGCTACACAATATCGGATGTAGCCACTCCAGCACCAACACCAGCAACAGGTTTTTTAAGCCCTGCAAACGATTTTGGGTTGGTTCAATCAACACCAGCCGAAGCCCAGGCACAAGCTCAAGCACAAGCCGAAGCACAAGCTCAGGCTCAGGCTCAAGCACAAGCTCAAGCACAAGCCGAAGCACAAGCACAAGCTCAGGCTCAAGCACAAGCTCAAGCACAAGCC